GGTCCACATAGTTGCAAGCGACTTCTGCGATTTCGGATAGGCTGTAGCTGAACAGGCTTCGCGGGTTGAACCGGAAGAACCAGTCCGGCGAGATTAGGAGTTTCCGTGTCAATTCCTGCTCGATCGATCGCGCTATCGGTAGCACTACGGTCGAAATGAAATTGTTGTACTCGTCCCGGTTGAACTTCCCCTCACCAACAAGAAACGACGGCACTCCGAAGATCGCCGCCGCTGTCCGCTTGTCAATTGACACGCTGTCCTTGATGGCCAGGTCTGATATCGACATCGGCTTGACTTGCTGCACTTCCGCAAGCTCGGCCGGTATCAACCATGGTTTGCCGTTTTCTGTGGCATTGAAGTATGTCGCCAGCAGGCGTTCCCTGCCGGAGCTTGATGCAAATTCTTCTGTCAGCGAATCGACTCGCACAATCAGCGATGGCGTCGGGTTGCCCATGAATTCTGTCCGGGTTGCTTGCGCTTGTCGCAGCGTTCCGGCCAGCTCGCGAAGCAACACTTTGTAGCCTTGCCCGATCCATGGTTTTTGTGGGTCCGGGTTGGCTACGAAGTGCAGCACTTCATCCGGGTTGTATGTCCGGTTGTTGTACTGGATGTTGTATCCATATCCGACGCTATTGATCTGTGTGCGCGTCATGTCGAATGGCTCGAGATCGTCCAGGAATCCGTCGGTCAGGAAGTGTGGTAGTACGACCGAGTTTCCGTCGCCATCCAGAAGCATGTTGCGGACGATTGAATAGATAAATTGCTTTCTGGTTGTCAGTTTGTTTGGGTTGATGTCGATTTTGCGACTAAGCTCGTTTTTGATCCGCTTGTCGCCGTCTTTTGTGTTGGACATCAAGTGGATTGTCATGCTTGAGACCAGATCAGCAATTCGGTTGGCGGCTGTCTGTATTTCCGGGCAGTCTACCAGCCGTGTGTATCCGGATCCTGCCAGCAGGGTATATGCTTCCGGCGATGTAAGCCACAGCAATCCACTATCTGTCCGCTTTTGCTTAATGGGCGCGTCGCGCTGCTTACGTCGATTTTTACTCATCCAGCCACCTCTTTGCTTTCTGCGTTTTTTCAAGGTCCTCTAACATCCGGACGCAGGCGAACACGCTCGCGTCGAATATGTCGATTCGTTGCTCTTTCATGACTTTTTCGTATTGAATCATGTCGTCTGTTTTCTCGATTGCTCGCACGTTCTGGACGCAGTATTCGTATGCGGTCGAGTGCATGTAGTAGAACTGGCCGTTCTTGGCCTTTTCCTCGATGCGTCTGAATCCCTCGGATTTCTTGTAGAAATACTGCGGCTGATCAATAATTGCGAAGCCTGCGTTCTTCATGCCGATGAAGAATTCACGGTTGAATTTGCGGTCATGGCCTACCTGTCTGATCTTGAATCCCATCTTCCGCAGCATGATGAACCAGTTGACGATTTCGGCATGGTTCACGGTTGGTGAGTTGCTCATGGTGAGCTGGCCGGCGTCTTTCCATCCGAACAGCGGTATGTTATCCTCATCAGCTTTGATGTGGGCTTGTGTGATCGGGAACCAGGCGTGTGTGATGGTGATGTCGATGTCCTTGTAGCAGCCGTAGAGCGCTCCGGCCGTCAGGTCGTGCATCCTGGACAAGTCGGCGCCGCCGAACCAATGAATTGGCAGCTTGACGAGGTCGTTCAGCGTCCAGTTGTACTTCGCGTCTGATGCCTGGAATTCGTAGATGTTGAAGTACGCGTTCATGGCGCTGGTATAGACGTTAAGCTCTTTCGCCATGAAGTCTTTGCGCTGCTGCGGGTCATTCTGTGCCTGCATCGCGGTGTTAAAGATGTCATCCGGTCTGATCGTCACGCCATAGTTCGGATTGGCCATTTCATGGACCAAAGGGTTGGTATAATCGACGTCGCCGGCCTGGTTCTGCGGTGCTTTGGCAATAAAGACAAAATACTGTTCGTCCACAACGGTCCGGTTCAGGATCTTCTGGCAGTACACCAGTCGCTGGTAGCAGAAGCTCGTCATGTCGTCGCCGGCCGTTGAAATGCCGATCATGAGCTTGTTGGTGAACGCTTTCATGGCTTCGCGGATGATGTTATATTGCTTCGGACTTTTGTAGGCGTGGATTTCGTCCGCGATGGCGATGTTGCAGTTCAGCGAGTCTTGCTTGTCTGGGTTTGCTGCCAGCGCTTCGATGTGGATGGATCCACCATCAACATTCTTGTTTTCGATGTAGTGCGCTGCATTGCTGTCCAGGATTCGCCATCCGTCCTGCTCGGCGGCGTCCTTGCTCCGGTACATGCTCCGGGTAATGTTGTCCAGGATGAACGAGAAGCTCTGCATGGCTTGCCGCAGCGCGGCTCCGACCATGTAGATGGAGGATCCGGATTTTCGTTCAAGCAGCGCCAAGGCCCATGCCAGCGCTGCGATGAATGTGGTCTTTCCGTTTTTTCTCGGGATGAAGATGAACGCTTCTTTGTATCGCCGTTCTTTAGTGCCTGGCTTGAAGAAGCCGACCAGGTTGAAAACAATGAATTTCTGCCAGGGTTCGAGCAGCAGCGGCTTGCCTTTCAGCGGGTGTCCTGCGAGGTCCTCGCCTTTTTGGTGGACCAGGGTCCGCTCGATGATGCCGATTACAAAGTCGGCATCTTTCGTGCGGAAGTCCCACTCGCCGGATTCTCGATCTCTGACAAACCGCTGGCATGATTCGATGATCTCCTGGCACGCCACCTTGCGGCCAGATATGATGTCGTCGACATATTTTTCGACGACACTCAGGTTATTCGCCGCCGCCAAGAGCTTTCAGTGCGTCGGCCAGAGGCGATGACTGGCCTTGTTTCAGGCTTGATTCGTTTATGCGTTTGAGGGCCGATGGCGTAAGCCCAAGCTCGCGCAGATAAACGATGATGTCCTGCCGGAGTGTTTCAAGCGCCAGGTAGAACGGATTTTTGACGGCGTTGGTCGCTCCGGCTTTGTTGGTGTGCTTGATCATGATCTGGCCGCCGCTCTTGTCGAACATTTCGAGTGTCTTGTCCTGGTCGACAAGCGCCCTGGCAAGACCGTTTATCGCATGCTCGAATTCCGGCTTATAGACACCAATCGCGGTCATCTTCTTGATGATGTCATTGCGGTACTGCAGTTGAGACCTCATCGCTGTCGCCCTCCAATCGTGCTCTGCCGCCGGTCAGATCTTCCCATCGCCGCACGATTACGTCGCAGTATTTCGGGTCCAGCTCGCTGGTGTAGCAGATGCGCTGGGTCTGTTCGCAGGCAATCAGCGTCGATCCGCTGCCGCCGAATGGGTCCAGGACGCGATCGTGCTCCTTGCTGCTGTTCATTACCAGGCGTGCGATCAGCTTGATGGGCTTCATCGTCGGATGATCTTCATTCTTTGTCGGCTTGTTTTCGTGGATGATCGTCGTGCCTTTGAACTTCTCGAGGTATAGCTCTTTGCACATATCGATCAGTTCTTCTTTTTTCATGCTGCTAAAATCGATCTTGTCATCGAATACGGTCGAGTAATCGCGTTCGTTGACGAAGTAATGGCCGGCGCCCTCTTTCCATCCGTAGAGTATTGGCTCATGCCGCCATTGATAGTCCTGCCTGCCGAGGACCAGGCTGTTTTTTACCCATATCAGGCATTGTCGCAGGCTGAATCCTGATGCCGTGAACGCCTGTCGGAACTGGTTTCCGGCCAGGTCCGCGTGGAAGACGTAGAGCGGGCATCCCCGCTTTGCGACGGCGAACATTTGTGTGAATGATGCCAACAGGAATTGCAGGAATTCGTCGTCGCCCATGTTGTCGTTCAGGATCTTCAGCTTGTCTTTGGTGCCGCCCTCGTAATTGATGTTGTACGGCGGGTCGGTCACAATGAGGTCGATCTTCTTGCCGAGCATCAGCTTGTCGTATGTTTCGATTTTGGTGCAGTCGCCACAGATCAGTCTGTGATTGCCGAGGATCCACACGTCGCCAAGCTGCGTTTCCGGTTCATCTATTTCCTCGAGTGTTCCCTCGAGGTCGAAGTCATCTTCTTCGCCATCGTCCGGGTCCAGCAGTTGGCTGATCTCGGCTGCATCAAAGCCGGTCATCTCGAGATTGTATCCGCGATCCTTGAGGTCTTTCAGGAGGTCGGCCAGCTTGTCCTGGTCCCAATCGCCGCCTGTCTTGTTGAGTGCGAGGTTAAGCGCTCGCTCTGTTGCTGCGTCAAGCTCGAGGACGACACAGTCGATCTCTTTGTAGCCGAGTTCCAGCAGCACCTTGAACCGTTGATGGCCGCCTACGATGTGGCCGGTTGACTTGTTCCAGATAAGTGGATCCACATATCCGAACTGTTTGAGCGAGTTGCGTATCTTGTCGTATTCAGGGTCGCCAGGCTTCAGGTCTTTTCTCGGGTTGTACGGTGCCGGCTTTATCTGGCCGACCTGGATTTTCTCGATGATCATGTTACCTCCTGATTCCGCGATCGTATCCTGCGAGCGGCTTTGTTCTCAGATAGTCAAAGATCCATGGCCGCTCTGCCGCGACTTGTTCAAGCCCGCCGAGCTGTCTGATGGCCTGTCGGGCTGCGGCCGCCGTCGTTTCGTACTTCATGGCTATGACGACCTCTCCGGCTCGCCATTCGACCATAAACCTGTGCCAGGCATCGGGATTTGTCCGACGCAGGATGCGGAAGCCGCTGTTGTCAAATTGAGCGCCGCCGCCGCAGTACATGCATCCGATCGTCTGCGCTCCGGATGCTTTTGCCGGGTGGATTGGAAGATCGTTCTGTTTGGTGTATCTGCGGATCATGGTGTCGGTCCAGCCGAGCAGCGGGCTACATACGAGAATCTTGTCGGCCTGGACGTACTTGATCGCGCCGTCTTTGAAAGCTCGAAGCCCGCGCAGCATGTCGTCCTGGCCGCCGCGCTGGCCGGTGAATTGTAAATCAGCACCGAGCGATTTCGTCAGTTTTCTGGCCGGGAGGATCTTCATTTGCCGGCAGCATGAGCTGACGTCGCAGCGGAAGTCCTTATCCTGGTTGTTTTGCTGCCAGATCCTGGCCGCCATTTTTCCCAACATGGGCCAGCCTTGGCGCTGCCATTGCTCGATCGGTGTCCTGCTCCCTACTGCCACATGCAGCGGCATTCCGTAGCGCTCGGCCACCTTGTGGATGAATGGTTGTGTTTCCGGGTATTCCATCTGGCTGTCCGCGTAGACCAGCGGCAGCCGGTATCCCATTTTGTGGATGATGTCCAGCAGCACCATGCTGTCGCCGCCGCCGGAGAATGAGATCACTTGTTTCTGGCTTTTTTCCATCGCTTCACGGATGATGGCTTTTGTCAGCTCCATTTCATAGACACCACCTGTTCGAGAAGCGCTTCCAGCGGCGAGTGCAGGCCGGCGTCGGCGTATCTCCGGATTTCCGTCAGGAAGTCTTTCAGCGCCGGGTCTGTGATGATCAGGACCTCGTTGCCGTCCGTCGGTACGATCACGCCAAGCGCCTTGGCCATCTTCTCTGGCTGCTGCTCGGCGATGTCGCGCACGCGCTTGTCGAACGATGCCGCGATGTCCTTGGCCTGATCTCGAATGTTCTCGATCTCGGCTTCCGCTGCTATCTTTTCGACCAGGCTCTGGCCGGCGGTCATCTTCTCAATTTCGTTGTCATCGAATCCTGTCAGCTTCGTGTCGCCGAAGTTCTTTATTTCCTGCAGGAGATCAGAGAGCATGTCTTTATCCCATTCGCCTTTCACCTTGTTCAGCGTGAGATTCAGTTCCTTTTCCTCGATGTCGTCCAGGTCGACCACCACACACTCGAGTTCGGTGTATCCCATGTCTTTCATCACGGCTGCGCGTTGGTGGCCGCCGACTATATTGCCGGACCGCTTATTCCACACGATCGGCGCCAGGTACCCGAATGTTTCGATGCTTTGTTTGAGCTTTTCGTAAGCAACGTCGCCAGGCTTAAGCGTTCGGCGCGGATTGTACTTGGCTGGTTTCAGTAGTTCGATCGGGACCTTTGTGATTTCCATCCTGTTGACCTCGGCTCGAGTTTGTTGTGGCACTCTGTGCAGAGCGCCATGCCGTTGCTGACAATTCGAGCAAGCTCCGGCGCGACAGATCGCGGTTGGATATGGTGTGCGTGAGTGGCCGTTTTATAGCGGCCGTACTTGGCACATTCTTGGCAAAGGTACTTTGCGCGTCGCAAGACCTTCTCGCGCCAGACCAGATGCTCTTTTGACTGGTAATAACTATCGTTTGGCATGGGTTTTATCCCCTCATTGGCTAATTTGGCAGCCGGACGCAACCGTGGCCGGAGGTTGAGCCCGTCGTTGTTTCCGGCTGCCAGGATAAGGAGGACTCCCCGAAAATCCCCCTTTTTTTGAAACTTGACCTTTTGTATACGTTGGGCCGCCCGCCGGTTCGCCGCCCCCAGATTTTATGGGGGGTGGGGTGGGGGGGCCTGTCGGGTCGATGGCCTGGCTGCCGCGGCTCCGGGCCGGTCCTGGCCGGCCGGCGCGGCGTCCG